ACGGGGTGACGCTCGGCGACGGGGTGACGCTCGGCGACGGGGTGACGCTCGGCGACGGGGTGAAGCTCGGCGACCGGGTGACGCTCGGCAACTGGGTGGCGCTCGGCGACGGGGTGAAGCTCGGCGACGGGGTGACGCTCGGCGACGGGGTGAAGCTCGGCAGCTGGGCGAAGCTCACGCACTCCCCCACAGTACTGTACGGTAACTTTACCGCCAACGATTACGGCGACGGCCGCATCCGAATCGGTTGTGAAATCCACGCTGCCGCGGATTGGAAGGCGAACGCCGCCGCGATAAACGCCCGTCACGGCGAAGATGCGGCGCATTTGGATTGGGTTTTGTTCGCGGTCGAGACGATCTCCCGCGAGCAGGAGTTTTGGAAAGGGAGGGAAGGCTGATGGAAAAGTTTTGGATCGTCCTGGGGCCGCAGGAAGTCGCTGACAGGTGTTACGAGACGGAGAACGTCGCCGTGGCCGAGGCAAGGCAGTTTGCTCAAGGGGACATCCACAGCCGGTTCTACGTCTTGGAAGCCGTGGCCGAAGTGGTCGGCAAGGTGGAAGCGGAGGTAAAGAAGCTGTCATGAAGAAAGGAGCAACACGAACAGCCATTACCGGCGTTCTCAACGACGCCATAGCTAAGATCGGCCGGCTTAAGAACGGTGTAAACGCGCCGATCTCGGACGAAGCCACGGCGGAAGACATGCGGGAATACCTGCGGTCGCCCATGGGGCTTCGGGATACGGACATCCTCAAGATCATTGAACTAACAGTCACAACCCTGGATAACGTGGGCTATTTCGAAACCGCTAAAATTCTTGACGAAGTTTATTTCCAGGGAAGATAAAGGAGGGGCGAGATATGATCCTTTTACCCGTCGAAATTAAAGTTGAAGAAAAGTTCTGTCGGCTGACGTGCGTCGGTAGACGAGTCCAATACGGTGGGGTCGGTTACGTCGCGGTCTGTATCTTCTTCGAGGAACCCCTTGAACGGGACGTTACCTTCCTTTTTGATCGGTATGTCCGTCACCCTCTCTGCATCGAAAGGGCACAATGATTTCCTACTCCCACAAGAGGAACGTGTACTACACGTACTCATCCGGCCCCGAAGTCGAAGGCTTCAACAAGATCGACTTTCCGGCCGGAGCGTGGGTGGCGGGATCGGACTTCGCGGCCCTGGTTCACGAGCCCCTGCTCGACGAGTCCGCCAGGGCCAAGGCGGCGCCCAGGCTGTCCCTGATCGAGGCGTCCAGGGCCACTGATCCGGTCGGCTGGTTCGACGAGGAAAGCGGCTACCTGCCTTACCAGCAGGCCGCCGTGGAGCACATCGCCGAGAACCTGTTCAAGGTCCGCAAGACGGTCCTGATCGCCGATCCCCCAGGGCTCGGGAAGACCATCATGGCCGCTGGGGTGATCGACGAGATGCGCCCCAAGAACGTGCTTATCGTCTGCCCTGCCGGTTTGCGGATCAACTGGAAGCGGGAACTGGACCTCTGGATCAAGAAGGCCGATCTCCGGATGTCCTTGGTGTTCAACGGCAAGACTGGCATGGCCAAGGCGGACAACTGTCTGGTCATCAGCTATGACCTGATGAAGGAGGAGATGGCGGCGCTCCGGAGATGGGACTTGATGATCCTCGACGAGGCGCACTACCTCAAGAACCCCGAGGCGAATCGGACCAGAACAATTCTCGGCAGTAAAAAAGCGAAAGGAGTTTACGATGTTGTAGGCAAGACCTTGCTCCTGACCGGAACCCCCATCCCCAATCGGCCGCACGAGTTCTTCCATCTTCTGAAGCGGACAGCTTCGGACGTGCTGGCCCCGGAATACAGCGGGGAATGGGCTTTTCAGAAACGCTACACCACCGGATACCCCGATCCGTGGGGGTGGAAGATCACCGGGGCCAAGAATCAGCGGGAACTCGGAGCACGGCTTCGGGGGACCGGGTTCATGATCCGTCGGGAGAAATCGGCGGTGATGCCTCAGCTTCCCGCGAAGCGCTTCAGTTTGGTGGTCTTCCCCAAGAACTCGGAAACGGCCAAGATCATCGAGAAGGAGAAGCAGTTCGATGCAAAGGAGATCGTGGAACACGGCGTCCCGGTCAACGCGGCGGCGCTCCCGGAGCTTCGTCGGCAGATGGGGATCGCCAAGGTCCGGCAGTGCTGCTCCTGGATTATGGACCAGATCGAGGAAGGCGTCGAGAAGATGGTGGTCTTCGCGTATCACCGGGATGTCCTCTTCGAACTTGAGAAACAGCTTGCCGAATACAAGCCTCTGCTTATCCTCGGTGGACTTTCCCCGAAGGTCCGTCAGGCGAAGATCGACCAGTTCCAGACGGATGAGAAGGCGCAAATCCTTCTCGCCCAGGTAGATACGGCCGTCGGGTATAACGCTCACGCGGCCCACGTCGTCGCCTTCGTCGAGGCTTCCTGGGTGCCGGGTGTGAACGATCAGGCTTGGCAGAGAACAGAGAGGATCGGGCAGAAGTCGGACACCATCTTTATTTATTTTCTGGTGGTCGAGGAGAGTCTGGATGCGGTCGTCCTGTCGGCGGCCATGGCGAAACAGAATGATATTTCATTAACCATAGACTGAAAAGGAGAAAAAGCATGACTGAAGGTGTGGACAGAGACGAACTTAAACTCCGGGACGAGTGGTTTGCCGAGTCGAAAACCATCCGTGACAGTGCTGGATTGAAGGTGTTTGTGGACAAGCTCATCGCCTTCAGCTACGGGTATGGGACTATTGTCCGCGCCATGGCGGCGGCGATGAACGCGGCTTTTTACGCCCTGGAAAACTCTCCTCAGGGGGGCATTACCGGATTTCAAGCCAGCTGCCTTTTCTGGGACGTGGAACATTTACTCGGGATTTTTGGTGACGGCCCGAAAAAGATGGTTAAATACTCCGACTTGCTCTACCCCCAGAATCAGCGCGTGTTTAACACGATCTCATCCGAGACGTGGGCTTGGCTTCAACGGGAAGCTGAAAAAAATCTACATGAAGCCGGCCACGCCCATCCGGACGTTAAGGCGCACTGGCAAAAAATCGTGAACGGGGTGGTCCCGTTTGGTTTTACTGTCGAAAAGTAAACTTCAACTTAAGAAAAGGAGAAAAAGAATGATGAACCTGGTTACGAGATTTGTGGAAGCGGTGGAGAAGATCGCGGAAGCCCTGATGGGCCTGATGGTCGTGTTCAAGACGGAATCCGAAGCGGAAAAGGCCGAGGCCAAAGCGTATGCTCCGCTCCCGACGACCACGACTGCGAAAGAGGTCGAGCCTAAGCCTGAACCCGAGCCTGATCCGGTTCCTGCATCAGCCGTGGCCGAGGGCGCAAAAGCCGTAGCGGCTCCGAAGGCCGGAGCCTGGAACCCCTGCGAAGTCCCAGTCCAACAGCGATACGACAAGGACAAAAACATCATCCTGAAGGAAACGGCTGCGCGGCTTGGGGTGGACGTGTCCAAGTGCAAGACGCCGGCCCAAGCCCACCAGGCGATCCTGGATCACCTGAAGGCAAAGGCCGAACCGGCCCCGGAAGAAGCCTTCGACGCGCCCCCGGCGGACGACTGGGATCAGGCCGAGACGCCTGCCGCGGAGCGGGAGATCACCTACGAAGAGCTCAAGAAGCTCTGCATCGAGGCTAAGGACAAAATCCAGCTTCAGCTCAAGACCGACGGGGCCGGCATGGCCAAGGTCAAGGCGGTCCTGAAGGAAGTCGGCGGGACGGAGCAACTGTCCGAAATTCCGAAAGAGAAATATGCGGCCGTCTATGCCGCCGTCCAGAAACTCATGAAATAGTGGCCGTGGCCCCTTCGGGGGCCTACCTCAAGAAGGAGGAGGAGGAGATGACCCCGACGGAAGAGAAAGGTGTATATGTTGGCCCGGAGAAAAAGTGGAAGGGTAAAACGGCCCTTTTACTTCTCGCCGATGACGCCGAGGGTTGGCTTGCGCAATTTGATGAATTCGAACACCCGGAGTCTCACGGATGGCATTTTCACTCGTTCCTGGATTTCAGTGTCCAGCTAAGGGTTAAGGAGAAGAAAATTGACTGAAGTCCATTCCACGCGGGGCGCAAGCTCCGCTCATCGGTGGCTCAACTGCCCCGGAAGCCCGAACCTGATCGCCAGGTCTAAACTCGTTCCCGGCTCGTCCCGTTACGCTTTAGAAGGAACGGTGGCCCACGCCCTGGGAGAGGTCTGCCTTGTCCGACACCACCCAGCCAAAAGGTATCTAAATTGGATTGGGTGGGTGAATCAGCAAGGAGGCAAGGGGATTCAGGAGATGGGCTTGCCCAATACCGTCGAATCTTTTGACCAACTCGGGGTTAAGCCTGAATCAGTCTACTCCCTGAAGATCAATCAAGAGATGGTCGCGGCGGTCCAGCTATACCTGGACACTATCAACGCGGACCTGAAGACGACCATCGGCGGCGAGCTTCTGACCGAGCAGAAGTTCCACCTGGACTGGATCGACGACGATCTTTGGGGGACCAACGACGCCGCCATCGTCCAGGAGTTCGGGCTCCTTCGGGTCTATGACTTCAAGTACGGGCGCGGCGTCCCGGTCGAGGTCGAAGACAACCCTCAACTGCTCTACTATGCGGCCGGAGCCCTCGGCAAAGATAATGACCATCAGGTGGATTACATCGAGATGGCTATCGTTCAGCCGCGGGCGCCGCACTCGGACGGCCCCGTCCGGAGGACCGAGCAGTGGCCGGTCAATGATGTTTACGCCTGGGTGAAGGATGTCCTGAAGCCCGGAGTGGACGCCACGAGACCCGCTGATGCCCCCAGAAGCCGCGGAGAGTGGTGTCGGTTCTGCCCCGCCTCTGGTATCTGCCCTGAGCTGAGATCACAGGCTGACGACCTTCTGGGCGGCTTCTTCACGGCGGTCCCGGACACGCCGGTCCCCGACCCGGCGCGGATGGGCGACGAGTGGCTGGTCCAGGTGCTGACCGTCGGGGATCAGGTCATCAAGATGATTAACGCGGCGGTTGCCTTGGCTCAGACGAGAATGGAGCAGGGGCATAAGCTCCCCGGGTTCAAGCTCGTCGAAAAGCGGGCCACCCGGAAATGGGCCAACGAGGAGAAAGCCTGGGCGCACTTCCACGTCACCGAGCCGAGGGACGCCTTCGACCTGACGCTCAAAAGCCCGACCCAGATCGAAGCGGTATACAAGGAACGCGGCCTCAAGAAGGAAGACATCCAGGGCTTGCTCGCTCCGCTCATCGAGAAGAAGTCTTCCGGCCTGACCATCGTCCCCGTTTCCGACAAGCGCCCGGAAGCGGCTCCACCCGCGACCTTTACCGCTCTCCCCTCTGGGGATGAGGATTTCTTTTAAAGGAGAAACAGCGATGTATATACCTGAAACCGGAAAAATGGAGCCGATCCCAGAAGACTTGGCGGAAAAGCTCCTGGCTTCGAAGGAAGAGCACAATCCGGTCATCCGCGAGGGGATGCTGCTTATGATCAATGGAATCCCGTGCAAGATACACAAGATTCAGCCCAAGAAAATAATTCTTAAAGTTCTGAAAGGAGAATTTTAAAATGGCCAAGAAAAGCATCACCACCGAGCCTTTGACCCTTCAACACGACGAGATGGGGCGGGTGTCCTTCCCCACCGTCTTCGAGCCCAGGGAAACCGTCATCAACGGCATCTCCAACGGCAAGAAGCAGTATTCCCTGACCCTCCTGTTCCCGAAAGGGCCGGGCAAGTCCTTCCCTGAAGTCTGCCGGAACACCAAAGGCGCGAGCCGGATCGTGGACATGGTTCTGAAGTGCAAGCGGGAAGCCTTCGGCGACGGCAAGGTCGCCAACTTCAAATGGCCGTTCGGCGACGGCGACGAGAAGTTCGAGGAAAAGCCCGAGACCTACGGCGCCTACAAAGGCATGGTCTACGTCCGGCTAACCGCCAACGAAGACCGCCGCCCGGGCGTGGTCAACCGCAAGGTCGAACCGATTCTCGATCCCGCCGAGTTCTACGCCGGATGCTGGGCCATCGTGTCCTGCGCGGCCTGGTCCTTCGAGAACGTGTCCAAGGGTGTCGGGATCAATCTCCTGGCGGTCCAGAAGATCAAGGATGACGCCCGCCTGGCCGGCGGCGGAACCGTGGACCCGCAGAGCGTCTTCACCAAGGCCGCCGGGGATGACCAGACCGACGACTTCCAGGTCCAGACCGCGGCCGGAAACGAGGAAGATTTCTGGAACGGGCAGACGGAAGACGCCGCGTTTTAAACACAGACTGAAAGGAGAAAACGAAAATGTCCAAGAACAGCATCGTTGAAAGTCTTGATTTTGCGGAGGTGTTGGCTCGGGACGCGAGAGCAGACGGTATGAAGTTCGTTGAAAAAGGCAACAAGGCCGCCGGCTCGCGGGCGAGGCTCCATCTCGCCGCCTTGGCGAACCTCTGCAAGCAGGTTCGAGCCGACATCCAGGAAAAGAAAAACGCCGAAAAGAAGTAAGGCTCTTGCCTCCGGGGCTGAAAGGCCCCGGAGAAAACAAGGAGGATGAGGTGACCAGTTTAAGCCAAGAAATAGAACAAGAATGCGACCTGTGTCAGATCGAAGACTGCGGCAAGCCAGGTATCCGGTATCGGCAGCGGACCCAATACTTGGACGAGTCTGCAAACTGGGTTTGCTACTGCCCGGAGCATCGCGCCACCAACGATGAGTATTGGGATGAAATGTGGGACAACTATTATGACATGATACGGTGAGCGAATGAAAAAGCTGACCCTTGACTTCGAAACCAAGTCTCTTCTCGACGTGAAAAAGGTCGGAGCCTGGGAATACTCGGAGCATCCGACCACGGATGTCTGGTGCCTGGCAGTCAAGGAGCACGGGAAGTCGGCACGGGTGTGGTGGCCGACGCCCCTGGGCTTCAGTTTTAACCCATCCAAGGCCATCCAGTTCGTCCCCCTGGCCGAACTGTTCGCCCTTCTGGAAGAGGCCGACATCATCGAGGCGCATAACGCCGAGTTCGAGCGGGCCATCTGGACGAATGTCATGGCCAAGAAGTATGGCTGGCCGGCCATCCCCTTCAAGAAGTGGCGATGTTCAGCCGCCAAGGCCGCCGCCTGTGCGCTTCCAAGAGCCTTGGGCGATGCCGGAGCAGTCCTTGGCCTGGAGGCCCAGAAAGACGCCGAAGGTCACCGCCTGATGCTCAAATGGACCAAGCCCCGGAAACCGCGGAAAGGTGAAGTCGTCACTCCGGATGAGAACGGCCTGGTGTGGCAGAACAGCCCAGAAGAGTTCGAACGCCTGCTGGCCTATAACCTCCGGGATGTCGAGGCCGAGGAGGCTCTGTCCGACGCCCTGCCGGACCTGCCGCCGGCCGAGCAGGAAGTCTGGCGTCTCGACCAGAGGATCAACGAGCGGGGCGTTCAGGTCGATGTTGAAGCCTGCCGCCGGATCATCCAGACCGTGGAAGATCACGGACAAGTCCTTGAGGACGAGTTCAAAGCCCTGACGGACGGAGCCGTGGAAAGCCCGAGGCAGGTTGCTCTATTCCAGGCTTGGCTTCTGGACACCTGCGGCGTCAGTATCGAGAATATGCAGAAAGCGACCATTCTGGACTGCCTCAAGAGGGACGATCTGCCGGACAAAGCCCGGCGAGCCCTGGAAATCCGGAAGTCTTTGTCCAAGTCCTCGGTAGCTAAATACGGGAAATTGGTGAACACCGCCGGCGATGACGGCCGGGTCCGGGGGATGTTCCTGTATCACGGGGCAAACCCTGGAAGATGGTCCGGCCGGGGAACTCAGCCCCAGAACCTTCCCAGAGGAACCATCGACCTGACTACCGACGAGGCTATCGAAGAGGCTCTGTCCTGCCTGTCGGATCGGGAAACTGCGGAGCTTTGCTATGGCGACCCGATGGCTCTGGCTTCGTCCGCCATCCGAGGTATGTTCATCGCGAAGGAAGGACATCTCCTTTACGCCGCCGACTACAAGAGCGTGGAGGCGGTTGGACTGGCCTGGGGCGCGGATGAACAGTCCGCCCTGGACGTGTTCCGGAGTGGTCGGGACAACTACAAAGTGGCGGCGTCCGGGATATTCGGGATAAGCTACGACAAGGTTGACAAGAAGCAGAGGCAGGTCGGGAAGGTGAGCGAGTTGGCCCTTGGATACGGCGGAGGGATCGGGGCGTATGCTTCCATGGCCGCCGTCTACGGGGTCGATCTGGAACAGCTTCCGGAGTATGTCATGCCTCTGGCCAGCCGGGACGAGATCATCAAAGCCGAGAGGCGGGCCAAGTTCTACTTAGCGGGCGGGAAGGCCCAGGAAGATCAGCTTGAACTCGACGAGGAGATCGAACTGCCGAAGCTCTCCTTCGAAGCCGCCGTGGCCTGTGACATCATCAAGCAGAAGTGGCGGGAGAAACGGCCCCTGACCGTCCAGTTCTGGAAAGACTTGGAAGTCGCGGCCAAGAATGCGATCATGAACCCTGGCACGGTGTTCGAAGTCCGGGACAAAGCAGCGTTCAAAGTCCAGGGCCACTTTCTCATGATGCGCCTGCCGTCCGGGCGATGCCTCCGGTATTTTCACCCGACCATCTCCGAGAAGGACAAGTCGATCCGGTATTGGGGCGTCAATTCGACCACCAAACAGTGGATGAAGCAGAGCACCTACGGGGGCAAGCTGTCGGAAAACTGGACTCAGGCCATCTGCCGCGATCTCCTGACCCACGGGATGCGGCTGGCTGAATCTCTGGACTTCCGGATCGTTCTCCACGTCCATGACGAAATCGTAGTCGAGGAGCCCGTCGGGGGCAAGACCTTCAATGACTTCCTGGAATTCGTCAAGAAGACGCCCGCCTGGGCCGGACCGAGCTTCCCTCTCGGGGCGTCCGGCTGGTCGGGTAAACATTACAGAAAGGACTGAGAGATATGGGCGGTGCTTTTTGGATAGCAGTAGGTTTCGGGGTAGTTACCGTCGTAGTCGCGGCTTGGGTCTCGTTTACCGCTGGGTATCGCATGGCATTTATGGAAGGGGCGGGGCTATACCTCGCGGAAAACCGCAAAGCACAAAGACTCGCGATGGAAAAATTCACCTTGGAGTGTGAAATTGAAAAACTTAAGCAAGACATGAACGGAAAGGATTGGGATTGTGGAACCTGTCTTTAAAATCGGCGACGAAGTAATCATCCGCGAGACCCATAAGCGGGGGAGGGTGGACGACATCTTGACCGCGCCCTCCGGTCCCCTATACCGAGTGCTTGGACTGCTTTGCGATCCGGCCGACTTAATCGCGGCCCCGAAGCAGCAGGCCAGTATCGGCGACTCGGTCGTTTACCGAAACGCGGCGGGCACATTAGTCTGGGGAAAGGTAAAGTGTAATTTTGTAGATGACCTTGGGGCGCCGAGTTTAGAGTTGGAAAGCGGCGTGGTTTTACATGGGGATAACTACCGCGTCTTGCCCCCGAAGACGTCCGAGTCAGCGGAAGTCTCGGAGTCCGCGTGGAACACCCTTGCCCCCGAAGGCCGCAAGGACGACCAGGACAAACTCCGGTTCGACCTGATCCCGCCCGGGCCGCTTCAAGACCTGGTCGCCGTCTACACGATGGGGGCTCGAAAATATGACAGTAGGAATTGGGAGAAGGGCTTGTCCTGGGGCCGCGTCTTCGGGGCGATCATGCGGCATCTCTGGGCTTTCTGGAAAGGAGAAGACAATGACCAGGAAAGCGGCCTTTCGCATCTGGCTCATGCGGCGTGGGGTTGTTTCGCGCTTTTGGAATACCATCAAACGCATCCGGAAATGGATGACCGATCTCGTTCGGGAAAGTGAGAATTACTGATGACCTACGTTCAAATCGCTGAAACTATTGTCGATTACTATCTGACGCGGCGTCAAGTCGGTCACACTACGGCGGCCTTGCGGGGTGTAATCGGCGTTCGAGACGCCTTCCTTTTGGTGGACTCCGAACGATTCGCCCGAAGTATCGTGGAGCAAAACAACTTGCAGGGCCAAGTCATAACCTTGGGGTCCATCCCTGACAATCTTAGGGGGATGTCTCGGCCGTTGGTAGTCGAGCACCAAGCCTTAGCAATTATCTTAGCCAACCTTCTTCAAGCTTGTGTGGACTCCAACGTCCTCGAAGACGCTCGGAATACGCTCGGGACGTATGGTGCCCACAGCCGAAGCGCAACGGCAGTCATGAGAGAGATGATCACGATCGTCGAGAAACTCCGAGAACAACCACAACCTTGCTACGACCGAGAAGACCTGGGGGAGGAAGAATGAGGCACTACATTCTTTTCTCCAAGCCCCTTTGCTCCACCTGCCAAACGGCCAAGGACATGATCGTCACCCACGGCCTGCCGGTGAAGATCGTCAACCTGGACCTCATCGGTCTTCAGCCCGAAGATAATGAGCCCAAGGAAGTCCAGGACACCCGCCGGGAACTGTGGTCGATGCTGGCCTGGTATGAGGTGGTGAACGACACCCAGGAAATGCTGCCGGTCCTGTGTCACGACACCTGGATGCGCCGGCCGACGGTCAAGATCGCCCAGGGCGAAAAAGTTCTGGATGCCCTTAAAATTATGGTTGACAGTCCGGATGCGGATTTAGTATTATAGGGACGGTCTTACTCATACTCTCCTCCTTCCCAAACCCCCTGCCCCCGGATTCGCCACCGGGGGCCTTCTTGTTTATAGGGTTTTTAGAACATCCCCGGCGGTCACGGCTGATACCGGCCGAGGCTCCGTCAGAAGAGCGGTCTTGTCCGTGCTACTCTTGGAAGAGCCGAAGAAATACGACAGGACCATGCCGAAGCCGGCCGCAATCGCCCCGAAAAGCTGGTTTACCGGCCCCTGGTTGGCGTCCGGAATGATCTTGAACATCATGATCCCGGTCAAGGCGAAGAACAGAACGACTACCAGCCAGGCCAGGATATAGATGTTCACGTCCCTTTTCCCGGTCGCCTTGGTCGTCTCGACGTTCATCGACCGGGCCGACGCCACGTCCGCGAGCCTCATGCCCTCGGCCTGAAGGGCAATGTTCTGAAGGGCCAGGGCGTGATTGGACTCGATCTCCCGAAGCTTGACCAGGGTTTCCGGATTGGACAGGGCCGTCATGAAGTCTTCGGCGGTCATGTTGTCCGGGTCTTGCCCGAGAGCCGAGCCAATCAGCTTGGCCACCAGGCCGCCGGCCGCCATGCCCGCCGGCCCGCCCAGGACGGTCCCCAGGATGGGCAGACCGACCGCCGCCACCTTTCCGCCTACGTCTTTCCAGTCAACAGCCACGCGTCACCTCCTGAAGATGTCGAACAGTTTGCCTGCGGCCGTTTCGATCTTCGGCTTCAGGAACCAGATGACCGCGCCGCCGGCCACGAAGCCGATAGCAAAATTCATGAAGTAGTCCACGTTAAATCTCCTTTTCAGAAAACTCTTCCGCCTGTCCGAAGACCGGCAGAAGGAAATTTGGAAGAGAAACGTCGTCGGGATATCGATAAGCCAGAACCCGTGACCGGGGAAAGAGCTTTACGTTCACCGCGTCGGATTGATTGCCACCCAAGACCCAAAGCGGGGAATAGGCCGATCGATCCGTCTTGCCGACGACAAAACCGACGTGCCCTGAAGTCGGACCCCGTTCGAACACCACCACGGCGCCGTAAACCGGGCCAAAAAGAGATCGGCCCCACTGCCGATACGACCTGGCCCACCAGGACCGGGCCGATTCAATGCCGACGCTTTCCAGAATCCCGGACACGAACGCCGCGCACCAGGGGATGTCGTCCTCGTCCATGCCGGCCAGATACTTCTTGTCGAGCAGGCCGTCCACCAGGTCGAACAGATGCTTCAACCGGGGGTTGGTGACCGGGCCGGAAATCTCTTCTTCCCCGATGTATTTCCGGGCTTCAGCGATCCAGATCAATTCTTTCGATGGCACGTCAGACTCCTTTCTGGTAGTGACAGGCCGCCCCTTCGATCTGGGACAGACGACTCTCGTGACGGGTGATCCGGTCGTGGATGTCCGCATGTTCGGCGCCGTTCTGCGCCATGCCTGTTTCGATGCGTCCGAGAGTCTTGGATAGTTCCTGTCGGCAGGATTCTTCCCGGTCCCGGCAGTGGTTTTCCCGGTCCCGACACATGGCCATCTCCGCCGCGATTCGCTCCGTTCTCTGCTTCTCTTCCTCCCGTCGGTTGGCTTCGTAGGTTTTGGCGGATACCGTCCCTGAGCGGCCCATGACGAATCCGAAGATGGAAAACGCGAACGATATGATGACTCCGAGTAGTGTGGTTTCAAATCCGGTTAACGTCATGCGCCTAAGCCTCCCTTTTAGGTTTTGGTTTCTAAGGCTTTTGCCTCCAACTCGGCCACGCGGGCTTCGAGCGTTCCGCCCGCCAAGGAAACCCGTTCCGCCTTGGCGTCCTTGTAAGCGACCACCTTCGCGTCCACTTCGTCCAGGGTCTTCTGGCCGGGATACTGCTCGTTCCGGAACAGCCCGACCACCTTGCCGCCCTTGTCCAGATTGATAAAGTATTTCATATACCCACCCTGCATCCTTGGGGCAGTGCCCACCCCACAGTGTGAACGTCGAAATCCGTGGCGGCCTGTCCGCCTCTTGCTCTAACTTGACTGCTGGTATTCGTCCAGAGGTCCATCGGCATCGGTTGCGCCCCGGTGTTATTAGAGCGGAGGCTTTGCAGGGTGCCGCTGGCGGCCTCATCGGTCTGATCCGGGGCCGAAAGGTAGGCGTAGGCGTCAGCTGCTGATTTTAAGATCACCGGGATGATCTTGGCCTTGACCTTCACCCCCGGGGGAACGGACAGGGTGTAGAGGACGGCGGAAGTCCCGAGGTCCGACACATTCACATCGTAAGCCGCCGCCGACCACAAGACCGTATCTTGGACCTGGATAAAAGCCGTGATATTCGCGGACCCGTCCGTCAGAACAGATAGGCCGGTGTACCGGTAAGCCGTATACTCCGCGTGAGCCGCCCGATGATTGGAAGCGGTGATGTCCGTGTCGAACACGATGTCTGGATTGGACCCGTCCGCTTCGGCCACGGCGACGCCGTGATACCAGGTCGTGTTGGCCAGGGCCACGCCGGCCGCCCGGCCCCCGGCATCATCCCCAGCGGCCCAAACGGCATCGATCTGCTTGGTCATGTCCGAGATCACGATGTCGCAGGACTGGTCGTACGCTTTCCAAGAGCCTGTGAAGTTCACGTCGTGGTCCGTGTCGGCGTCAAGCGCGGCGGTGAAGTTCACCCACCAGGGCGGCAGGGCCGAGTCCGTCAAGCCCAGGGCGGCCAGGACTTCCGCCGCCGTCGTTGAAGCGAAGATCGTGTCTCCGATGGTGTTCGACCCAAGCAGAGCCCGAATCGCGGCGGCGTTGGCAGCGGTGATGAGCGTCTTGAAATACGCGGAAAAAGTAAAGAGGGTCAGCATGGCGTCATAGGACGCGGCGGCAATGATGGCCCGGCCCGGCGCCGTGGTGGCCACCCCCTCGCCCAGACTGGTCAGAGTGGTCAGGTTTCCGTCACCATCGAAGCCGATGGCCGCTCCGGAGACCGGCGTCGGAAGGGTGGCGGAAAGCTCGGAGGAGATCGGGAGCTTGAATGACCTGTCCAGTTCTTCCTTGATCTGCTGCATCATCCGAACGTTCTTGTCGATGGCTTCTTCCAAGACCTCGGACAAGAACGCCCCGCCAGTCGGAAGCGGCGTAGGCTGTTCCAGATCGAGATCGGAATAGACCAGCAGGGACTCGTCCGCGGCGAGCGGCGCCCCGGCCAGGGGATACGTCACCCGGCCCCCGGCGGTGTAGACCGCCACGGAGTAGTCCACGTTTAGCGTCAGGGTCGTCTCCGTGGCATCCGAGTTGACAAGGACGACGGTCACGTCCTCTTCTTCCCAGATGTCGAAGTCGAAGTCGAACGTGGTGGCGGCGGCATTGCCGGGAAAGAGCTTCTTAATCGCGGTATCCGTAATGGTCACGGTCTATCTCCTTTCCTTGGGTTTCTTAAAGATCAGATCGCGGATGTAAAATTCCGAGTCTTCCCCAGACAGGAACTCGGCGATGTTCCCCACGGTTATCTTAGCTTGATCTGTCGGCAGGCGAAAGCCGTAGCCAAAAACGTCGATGGTCGGCTCGATCAGTTCTTCCAGATCGCGCTCGTTGTTCACGTACCCGCCGAACAGGTCGATCCAATCTGTCGCCGCCTTGACCGTGGCCATGGCCGGCGTGACCTGGAAATCGAACTGCTCGTCCGGCAGGTCCAGAAGCCGTGGCATGATGTAGCTGCCAAGTTCCCCGACAAGGGGGAGCGTCTGCATCGGGTAGTCGATAACCTGAAGCACGATCCACTTATCCCAATCGTCGTCGTCCCAATCCTTGGCGCGTCCGGTCATGTAAGGCGCGAGCACCGAAGGGATGAACCAGGTCAGGAAAGCGGCCCCGATCAGGGCCGGGACATCCTTGAACGATTTCGTCTTGGACAAGTTCCGGTAGGACAGATTATAGAAGACGTTGAAGAAGGTGGAGAAGGTCGTGACGAGCTTCTGAGCTTCCCCGCCCCGCAAGAGCCGGGACATATCCTGGATCAGGCCGCTGCCCTGGGACAGGCGGACATCGGACTCGGCCAACTGTTCGGCCAGTTTCTCGTCGCCCGTTTCCGACAGGTGCTTGGCGTAGGCCGCTTCGAACGTCGGGCAATCGACGAGATAGAACTGAGACGCGGACACCAGATACATCGACATCTTGTCCACGAAACTCCGGGTCGCGCCTTTTACCGTGGCCGTATGAATAAAATCATAGATGTTCCGGTCGTAACTGTACATCCGGTTCTTCAGGAACGGAAACTGCTCCACCAAGGCTCCGGCGTGACGAAGGCCGGACAAGGTAAAGAACTGCCGAGACACGCCGCCGACGTTTACGAGGTTCATGGACTGCGTGATCCCAAGCGGCTGAAGGATGGCGGTGGTCATCTTGAGGCCCATCTTGACCGCGATCACGCCCAGGCGGGCCATACGGCCCATGTTCGCAATCGGACTTTTCGGGCCGGAACTTCCATTGTCCGCCACGTCGTTCACCCATCGGGTGAACTCATTCAGGTAAGGCTGACCGAGCGTTCCCCGGATCATCTCCTGGACCGGGAAGACCTGCCGCGACCCGCCCCGTTCCGTCGGAACGTATTCGGAATACCGGAGGAGCTTGACCATCCCCATGATCGCTTCCCGGTATCCGAGATCGTGCGTAACTTCATTCAGGTGCTGGACGATGGTGATCGGGTCGAAGGACAGACGCCGCCCGCCGGCTCCGGCCGCCCGCTCCTTGGTGTGACCCTGCTTCGTCTGAGCGTGAGTCGGGTTGGTGCTTTTAAGTAGGCCCTGGGCCAGAGCCACGTCGTCCACCTTGGCGGTGGCGGCGGAGAGCTTACTGTCCGCCTTGGCTGGAAAATAGCCACCTTTGAGCGGCCCGAAGCGGGTCTGGACTTCTCTTGGCGGGAGCTTGGTTGGAACGGCGTTGCCGGTTCGCTCCTGAAGGGCTTTGACATCGTTCCAGTGCGACTCGTTGAGCGCCCAGATCGCCTCGGCGAACCGGACATCCTTCTCGCTCAAGGTGTCGATGACGGCCTGGTGCTGTTCTTCCGTCCAGTTCTCGCCGTCCAGAACCCGGAAGTAGCTGGACTCCGTGCCGGAATGCAGGAGGACCATGAGGCAGTCCCATTTGGACACCCGCTTCTCAAGGCCCGGCACGACGATGTTCTTGTGGTTCATGGACACCCGCTCGGGGATGGAGTACCCATGAAAGAGCTTCGTGATGGCGTCCGAATCCGGGCCGAGAAGGGCCATCTTGGTCTTGTAAGCCTCGGACATCGGCAGGAAGATCGCCGTCCACCAAGGACCGCCGTCCTGCCAGTTGTCCAGACGCTTGCAGAGCATCTCGATCCGCATCATGAAGGCGTCAAGCGTCTGAAGTCCCGCTTTGACCGTCCCTTCTTTATCCCGGTCGCGGACCTTCCACGCATCGAAATCCCCGATGGTGGACCGGAGCTTGGCGACCACGGCCTTGAGCTTCATCCGCTTGCCCTGGTAGAGCATTTCCCGGCGGTCTTTGTCCACCTTCTTGATCGACTTGACGAACTCGGTGATGTCCCGGAACGTGCTGACAGCTAAGCCCCGGTAGTCCTCGACGGAGCCGCCGGAGATGATGTCCGGAACCGCGACGGAATACCCTTCGTTCTCGGCCTGGGCCGCCCACTTGTCCGCTCCAGGAATATCCTTTCCCTGTCGGTAAGCGGCGGTGGATTCCGCGACGGACTGCTTGGTCGTCCGGACCACACCGAAGCGGTGAACGATGCCCCCGATCAGATTCCGGGCCTCGTCGGTCAAGCTCTGCTGATTGGCCGACCGCTTCAGGGCCGTGACGGCTCTTGAGTGCCACTCCCGGAGCTTGACCGCTTCCAGGACGTAGGCGTGATTGATCGCTTCCCGCATTTTCTGGCGGGCCGCTTCGGCGAAGTCGCCTTTCTTCATGGCCTTCTCGGACAGCTTCCGGGCCTTAAGCTCGGCACGGGAGTGGGCGCGATACGAGATGGCGTCGGACACCTTGGCTTCGTTCAACTTTTCCTCGGCCAGTTCGGCCAAGGCCTGCCTCTGGGCCGCCGAGTCGGTGATCTTCCGGGGCGTCTTCCGCAGAGTGTTCAGCTTGTCTTCGAGCATCTGGACTTCGACCAGGAGAAGGGACAGCCGCTCGGGGCTATGATAATCTCTTTCGCCGGCCAGCGTCTCACCCTGCTCATTCTGCCCGTTGGCCGCTTCGTTCTCGATCTCCTTGACCCGGGTGTCCAAGCGTTCCTGGATGACCTGAGCCTTGGCCGGCGCGGCGAGCATGTCCCGGAGAAGGTCTTCGGGGCTGGCGTAGCCGTGCTTCAGAGCCAGGGCGTCCGGAGTCACCTCGGTATCTTCCTTGAGGCCCTTGCCGAGCCGTTTCCCCAGGGCGTTGATCTCTTTCTGATCCAAGAATTCCTTGGCCGCCGTCCGATTCAGGCCATTCGCCCGGACATCCTCGATGGCGGCATAGGCCGGCTCTTGCAGGAGGTCTTCCTCGATCTGAGCGGCCAGCCCCTTGCGTCCACCCGCGAGCTTCAGCCGGGCGGCGGCGCGGGCTTTCAACAGAGCCGCCAGACGCTTCTCCTCAGAAGTCATGGTTGCCTTGGCCTGAAGTTTCTTGTAAGCTTCAGCCTCCTTGTCCGTCATCTTCAGGGCGTCGAGCAGGGAGTCCTTCTTGCCTCGGACAGATTCCGCCGCGGCGATGTCCCGCTCGGAAGCGTAGAGCCGGTCGAAGACGCCCTTAAGCTCCGCCGAAGGTTGATACGTCCCGGACAACTCCTTGGCCAGGGCGGACAGCCACTTGGCGAAACGGTGGAAGACTCCTCGGAGTGAGGAGTTCGGCGCCTTTCCTTCCGCGAAATAGTTGACCAGTCCCTCGGCGAATTTCTCATGCGCTTCCTCGGGGATCGGAGCGTTCGAGTCGTCCAGGCCGAACTCTTTCTGGATGATCCGCCAGTCAGCCATGAAGTCCTTGGAAGCGGTCCCCTGATGGGCGAAATGCCGGATCATTTCCAGGTAGAGATGCCCCGTCTCGTGGAGGAACGAGGACTCGTTCGCCGTCTGAAACAGGGTGATGAGGGGCTTTCCCGTCTTGGTCGAAAACTGGAACGAGGCCCTGGGAGACTTGGGGTCTTGGTAATATGTTTTGGTGATCTTAATGGCGTCTTCATCATAGACCACAAAAATGCGGGACTCTTTTTCGGAAACACCCTTCCGGGAAAATTTGTCTAAGAAATAATTTCCTTTGATCCCTTTTGAGCTTAAATGCGCGGAAGCCAATTTTTCTCCGGCTTTATGCGGAGCTTTCCTTCGGGCTTCCTGTCTTGCCATTTTTTGTGACAAATCCCGCGCTGCCATTTCGGCTTCAGTCGGATTTTTAAACTCGTACTGATAGTGCGCCCGCCCGTCTTTTCCGATATAATCCTTCCCCTGCCAACCGACCGTCCCGTTACTTTTTTCCCAGTTTTTGTCCAAAATGTAAAACGTATCCGGTTTAAACGAAAAACTGTAATTCTTTTCGTTTTCTTTGGGCCGAGTAGCCTTAAACCTCCGGAGAAATTCATCTCCGGGGACAATCTCAAAATCTTTTGTCCACTCAATGTCTGTGGGTTCTATAAACTGTTTGGCTAAAGCATAATAAAAATCCTGCCCGGTAAAACCAGGAGCCCACGCCTTCTTCATTACAGGGTCAGCATCCACCGCGGCTTTAACTTGCTCGCTTTGATCTTCAAGGGTTTTGTGGAAAGCAAGCAGGTCTTCGATCTCCGGAACATCGACTTCGTAAAGCTGCCCTTTTTCGTCTTTAGGCGCCCCTTTCTTCCCCACCACCAACGCTCGGTAGTATTCCGCCACGTCTCGTAGCTCGGCAAAATAAAGCCCATACCCACGATACTGCGAACCCTCCCCAGCCCCGATCTTGGCCATCATGAACCTGGTAAACTTGTGGAGAGTTCCATGAAACGCCGGTTGGTTCAGAACCCCTTCACCCTGGGCCTGCGCTCCGGCGTAGATGCCAGCCACGATCTCCGGCTTGAACTGTTCGTAGACCTGCATCGGGGTCTGGTTATTCCGTTTCGCAATCGTGGACACCACCGCCGCGAAAGCATAAGCGTTGTTCGATGCCGTGTCGAGGCCAGTCCCGACAGCCTGTTCAGCCGCCGCGAGGTTGTCCCGAAAGTCCGTAAAAACCGCCTTGATCTGCTTGCCCCCCTCAGTGTAAACTTTAACTTCGCTCTTAAGCTGATCGATGACTTCCTGTGTCTCTTCATCGACCTCCTTCAGCCAAACCTTGAACCGATTTGGGGTCATGCCGTCCTTGGCCAGGCGCCGGTCGCCCGCCAGTTTGGCCGCCAGATCGGTCCCGGCGACTTTGGCGACATACGTCCCGACCGGCACGGCCACGTCCGCCCCAAGTTCCGCCTTCTCGGCGACTTCTTCCGGGGTGACGCCCATGGCCTCGAAGGCCCGTCGAGCTTCCTTCACGTCGTCCTGGAAAAGCTGCGTGAGCCGGTCCGCCGGAAAGTAAACGTGCGTCTCGACATCCGGGTTCTCTTCAAGGATGGCTTCGATAGCCTCTTCAGTCTTCCCTTCCATCCGGAGCTTGGTCTTGAGGTCTTCGACCGTCTTGTCCATGGCGGCCAGGGTTTCCTTGTCCTTTTCCACCCAATCCGCCCGGCGTTGATCCGCCTGAAGCTGCGCGGGCAGGGCAATCGCCCCGGCGGCTCCGGCAAAGAGCGTTCCGACCGCCGCGCCCATGAGGGCCGTCTGGGCGCCTTCGGACGAGAACATGCGCCGCTTGGCCTCTTCCGCCCCGACCGTTACGATCTGGCCCCAGGTCCAGTCCGGATGCTGCGCGTAGGTGTCCGCGATGGCCTCGGGAGCGATCTGAAGCCACTCTTCAGAACCTTCCCCCAGACCGGCCACGCCCGCGTTCTTGGCGAACTGCGTCAGCGTTCCGCCCTTGAGAATCTTGGCCAGGCGGCCGATCTGAAGTTTGTCCCCGGCAAACTCGACCGGGGTGGACAGAATGGAGTAGAGATAGGCCGCCCGATTGGCCGTAATCGGATCAATCCCTTCTTCGAGATACTGCTCGGACTTGCGGCCGGCCATCTCGACGTTCATGAGGCCCAGACCGAGCATCGGGTTGACAATGAAGGCGGTCATGCCGCCGGCTGTCCCGCCCGCCGAGGCCGCCAAGGATTGAAACCAGGTTTCCGGAGTCTCGAACTCCTTGGGGATCATCAGATCAGGATCATACTGAAGACTCTGCCAGTAAGAGATGCTGCCCTTGACGGATTCGATCGAAGCAAGCCTTTGAATCTCCTCCGGCGCCATGTCCGGATTCGCCTGAGCGATCTCCCGCTGTTTTAAAAGAAAATTCGCGTTGGCCATCTTGTTGACGCCGGCGTCCTCGGCGGCCATGGCTTCAGCCTTCGGATCAAAGAAAATTCCAGGCGCGGTCGAAGGTAATGCCACTTCCCCTTCCGGCTTCGGCTGAGTCAATTCGTAAAGTTTGGCCTGCGCCCCAGAGAGCATCCCCGAAGCGATCCGGGGAATCGTGGCCCGAAGATTGTAGTAAAACATTTTAAGGGCTTTGGTATCCACCACTCCGGCCCGCATCTCCGGCGTATCCGTCGGATCATAAAGCTGCTGGACCCCGGAGTCGTTCACCCTACCGGCCGGAGGAACCGGAGTAGCGTGGCTTGGGGAACCTTCCTTCAGAAGTTTTTCCAGGCCGGTCAGAGCCGGGACATCATCTTTGGAAATGGCAAAGTTGTTCACGTCCCGGAGATACCGGGTGACGCCGGGCGCCCCGGACAGGGCGTCAAGCAAGCCCTGGGTGGTATACATCTCCCGGACCTGCTCGTGATTCCGGTCCACGAAGAACGGGTCCATGCCGAGACTGGTCGCCATCTTGCGGTTCTCGGCGGCGGCGTCGGGGTCGGGAACGTCCTTGGTCAGGAAAGAGTTTTTCTTGACCTGCTCTTCGCGCTCGGTATTCCGCGTGATGTCGTCCAGGGTTAGCGTCAGGTCCATTAGCGAAGCCTCGTCCGTTTCCCGGAATCCCGGAGCATGATCTCTTTCATGTATCCGGCTTCCACATTACTGTCGCCATATTTGTCCGCCAAGGATTTCCGGAGCGTCGGGTCAGCTTTGAGCGTCAACTGAATCTTCGTCCGTTCCTCGGCCGAAACGTCAGGAATCTGGTCCGGCTTGCCGGTGATGTCCATCCGGTTGATGTCCCGGCCATAACCGAAGCCCCACTTCTCTTTTGTCTGCCCGGAACGCAGGAAATTGATCGCCTGGCGTTCGGCCCATTCCTGGTCGCCAGCCCGGTTGGTCAGTTCCGCCTGCTTCCGAAGCTGCGAGTAGAAGTCGTAAAAGTCCTTCTTCTGGGTATCGTCCAGCATCGAGAGCGGTAATTCCGTATCCTTGCCGAGGGCGGCCAGGAACGACCGGCGGGCCAAACCCTGTTCAATCTTCTGAGCGTCGGTCAGTTCCTTGGACAGGGCTTTGAACGCGGCCGGCGGCATCTGCCCGGCATACGTCGCCATCAAGTCCCGCTCGTCGGTGATGTCCGCATAATGAATCTTGTCCAGGGCCTCAAGCCAAACCTTCGGTGACGTGTCCGTCCGAAGACCGTTCCCGG